TACAGCTATACCGCAAAAAGGTATTGCATTTGAAGAAGGCCCATACGGAACTGTAGAAACACATTGGCGTAGATTTAAGATGAAGGCAAGAGATATACCTCGCAAGTACAGAGGTTACAAGCCAACACAAACTATGCAGTCTATTATGGAAAACAAGCCTGATACAGAGTGCGATATACGTGAAGGTGTTGTCTTTGATCCAAAAAAAGAAAAATATTACGGCATTGTATGGAGTGACAAAGACAATGGCATAAGTTGGATGGAAGATTATGGCAAGTCTAGCCCTTGGGTAACAGGAAGATACTCAAAAACAGCAGGTGAAATACGTGGTAGAGGGCCAGCAGTACAAGCATTGCCTGATGTACGCTCTTTAAACAAAGTAAAAGAGTTTGTATTGCAAAAAGCAGCTATAGACTTGTCAGGCATGTACACAGCTACAGATGATGGCGTTACAAACCCGTACAACATTGTAATAAGTCCAGGTGTTGTTATACCTGTAGGCTCTAATAACTCACAAAACCCATCTATACAGCGGTTAGATACAGGGACAAACTTATCATTAGTGCAGTTTGAGGTGCAAGATTTACAAAATGCAATTAAACGTACTCTTTTTAATGATTTGCGCGATCCTACAGGCCCAGTTAGATCAGCAACAGAGATTGCTTTAGACTCAAGAGAGCTTGCAAGAAGAATAGGATCAGCATTTGGTAGATTACAAACAGAAGTTTTGATACCAATACTTAAAAGAGTTACTTATATTCTTACACGTAGAGGTTTGTTACAACCTATTGAGTTAGATGGCAAAGAAGTAGAAATCAAATTTTTATCACCATTAGCAAAAGCGCAAGATGGTGAAGATATTATTAATGTACAACAAGCAGTACAGTTTGTTATGCAAAACGCAGGGCCAGATCAAGCATTGATTGGTTTTAAATTAGAAGATTTTGGTGCTTGGGTTGCATCTAAAACTGGTATGCCAGCAGAATTAGTAAGGTCGCAAGCAGAAAAAGAACAAGTTATACAAGCTGGCGCACAAGCAGAGCAAGCTGGTATGAAAACATCTGAAAGGCCAATGCCACAACAATGAGTTGGACTAACATAGATGATCCTGAATTAGCAAAACAAGCTAAAAAAGAATCAGAAATCCGCAAGCAAAATCACAAAGAACTTGCAAAAAAATATCACAGAGTCTTTACATCTGAAGATGGACAAAGTATTTTGTCGGACTTAACCAAGCGGTTTATCTATGATAATGATACACAGTTTGGTTCTACTAACATTAATTATGAAGCAGCATATCATGATGGTGAGTCAGGTGTTGTCAAATTTGTGATTAATCAAATTAAACAAGCAGAAATACTTTAAGGAAATAACAATGTCAGAAGAAGTTGAACAGGCCGTTGAAGAAACAACAAACGATACCCTGTTGGATCAAGCTGAACCAACGCTACAAGAGGGAGAATATTTTTTAGCAGAAGGCATAAAGGGCGTTGGAGAAGCCCCAGACTGGCTAGATAAAAAGTATAAGACCGTATCAGATCAAGCAAAAGGTTATGCAGAACTATCTAAAAAGTTTGGATCATTTAAAGGATCACCAAAAGATGGCTATGAGCCACCAGAAGGTGTTGAAAAAGATGATGCCTTATATCAAGAGTTAGAAGCTTTTGCTCAAAAAACAAACATGAGTGCAGATGCTTTCAGCGAAGCATGGGAGTTATTGACAGCGCAAGAGCAAGCAGTAGAAGAAGTTAGTCAAGAACTTGAGCTAGAAAAACTAGGTGATAATGCACAAACAAGAATAAAAAATGTAGAAGGGTTTTTAAAAAATAATCTTGACCCTGATACTTATGATAAAGCACGTTCACTTGTTACAACTGCTGACAACATAGAGCTAGTAGAAATGCTTGTGCAAGCTACTGCACCAGTTAAGTTACCGATTGAAGGTGGGCCAAATCCTGAAGGACTTACTATGGAAATGATAG